GATTGTGTTGAATTGTTATTTTTAATAAAAAAAGAATTTGTATAAACAACACCACTTGTACCAGAGTATGTTTGTGAAATATAAGCAGATGAATTAGCTCCCAAAATAGTATCAGCAGTTACATTTCCATCAGGAGAGCTTACTGAATTTGCAGTTTTAGTTATAGTACCTGACACAGCCCAAGTAGCATTATCAAACTCCTCACTTCTTAACATTAAATTAGTTCTCTGTGGTTCAACTAATATACTCGGACAAGTTGAACCTGTGTAGTCTAAACGTGGTACGTCTAATCTATCCGTTGTTGGAAAGTAATCTTTAGCAACTGAACCTGTAACTAATTGCGCTCCCCAAATATAAATACCACTTGTACCATTACCAAGATATTTAAAATTATCAGAAACAATTGCATAAGAATTTGATAAAGGTAATATATTAGGAGTTAAAGCTGTAGCACTCGTAAAAGTTCCCTGAATTCTATACCAACCGTTATTTACATCAGTTACTATCAACGATGAAAAACCTTGTTGAGAAATAATACTTCCATTGGTTAAATCAATAGCTGCTATATTAACAGGAGAGTATCCACCACCTCCAATTCTAATACCTGCTTTTGTGTATTCTGAAGATTTTGCGTAAAATGAAAATGTATAAGGTTTTAATGATGTAAAAGAAGTTATATCTTGATATAACAAATGATTTGTATCAACTGCATTAGCTATTATTTTTTCTGCAGTTAAAGTACCAATTGGAGAAATAGAAGCATTTGCAGTTACTGTTAAATTTGATTTAACCCAACTTGCATTGTCAAAATCTTCACTCCTTAAAAATAAATTATAAGGAGAAACCTCAACTAATCCTGCGCTATTTACTCTTGTAGCAGTTGTTGCTCTTGTAACAGTTAAATCTCCACTTCCATCAGTTGGCTTTATTGCATAAAGTTTGTCTTCTTTGTAACCATTTGGCGTAACTACTAAAGATGCACTATCAAATAAACTCATATCTTAAAAATTAATTTCATTAATTAAACAATCAAATGCTTCAAAAACACCACTATCAGCAACTACTCGAGTCCTAAAAGCTACAGCATCTTTATTTTCATTACCTAATAGCTCAGTTTCTCCTGACCAAGATACATTGTAAACAGAACCCCAACCAATGCTATTATTGATTGCACCCTGTCCCCAACCTATATCGTTATTATTTGCTCCCTGACCCCAGCCTATTGTATTTGCCATCTTCTATTTTTGATAAAAATATTTGTAATTTCTTTTTGTTATCTTCTTTAGGCTTATTATAACTGCCTACTATTTTTCTCTTTCTTTGCATATTACAACACCCAGCTACCATAAAAATTATCTGTATCAGGATACATATCCCCATTTGAGTTACTTGTGTATTCAGGGAAGTCTACATTGTTAAAACAAATAAAATCTATAAATCTTTGAGTATAATGCTGTGCTATATCTCTCTCCTTTTCTACCAAGAAATCTATTTCATTCTTTTCTACACTTGTAGAGTTTTCAGAAGTATGCTTAAATACTCCCTTATTAGCTATAGTATAAGCAGCGAAAGGTAAATATTGAACCATAGCAAAATGTACAAGCATAGGTTTAATATATTCAGTAAGTAAGTTCTTATACTTAACATTACCTGAAAGGCTAATATCGCCGCTTATAATCAATTCCTGAAACTTATTATATAAATCAGTTCCTAAATAGTTTTGAATAGTTATATCCTGTGCTATTTTAATATATTGGATGAAATCATCTACATCTAAATTACCATTTAGAATAGTGAATTTCTTTACATCTTCTGTACTTATTAGTAATGCGTAAGCCATTTGTTAATTGTTTTTAGGTAAAAATCCTTTGTTTGGCATATCTATAGGTCTTCGAGAAACTAGCTCGGGATTCTTAATAACATATCCGTATTTCTCAGCTTTACGCCCTGCTATTTGTTTTGCTTTAGGTGAATTAACATCTATGTTTACATCATCAAATGAAGCATACACTTGTTTATTCCATCTATGATGACAAGCACCACCGCCTTTATATAACCAAATAGAGTAAGTATCTGCACCTCTTGCTCCCCAGCCTTTATTTACAGCCTGTTCTGACATTCTTAAAATATCCTCTTTACGATATATTTTATTAGCTTGATTCATTTTTTGACAAAACAATCTGCTTTTAGCTGAAGTTTCACCTGCATAAACGTAACGAGTAATAAATCTAACACCGTCTATATTTTCATCCTGCTCTGATTTAGCGTTAGGTCTAGCCGAACCTGTACTAACAAACTTATATACTTTAGATAATAAACTTTCTTCTTTTTCAGAAGTCAATAATTCATTTTCAGCATCGTCATTATCATAGTCCACTTCGCTCTCATCAATCAATAACCAGTTAGCGTTTGGTTCTTCGCCTAAATCAATTAAGTCTTTTGCTATTTCTTCATCTAAATTAGAATCAGTTGAACAGCATACCTTGCTCATTTTAACACCTGTTTCTTCTTCATTTGTTGTAGAGCTGTTTGTGTCTACTTCAATAAAATCTAAAGGCTGTATAGTCTTAAAATAAAGGTTTAAAGCAATATCATTAACTGCTAATATTTCATCTAAAGCTTCAATTATTTCTAATTGGTATGGTCTAATAACGATGTTATCAAATAACCTAGTAGCCGTTTGAATCTCATCTGCATTATTACCTAAACCTCCACCTGCATCTCTAATACCTAAAAGCATTGGAGAAGTAACTCTATGCCCTACAATCAATTTTTCAAAACATTCAGTAGATAAATACTCATAATGTGCAGGAGCATCATTTAAAGGTATATCATCAACTGTAGTTTTATTTTCAGCACTAGCATTAAAAGATACAATTACCTTATCCCCTTTTGAACCTGTTAATTTACGTTTAACTTCTGTAGCTACTTCTTGACGTTTTTCTTCAGGAGGTATGTTATTGTTAAAGTTAATTACTTTTGTACCGCTAAATCCGTTCATTACATCGTTAATCAAATAATCAGAGATTTCTTCTTCTAACTTAGCATAAGGTAAAGCACCTGAGTAATCTATAGGCGTGTAATAGTGAAAACCTGACAAATAAGGCTTAATAATATAAACTTCAACATCTTTACCATTACCAAATTTAAAGGCCGGAATACGCTTTAATTCGTCTCCTTTTTTATATTTAGACCAATCAGGGTGATAATACCAAGCTTCAATCTCTCCTTTATCGTTACATTTCTCTGCTCTTAAAGTATGCATAGGAAAATGCTCTAACGATTTAACTTTACCATTTAAGTAAATAACCTGCATTGCAGCCATACCTAAAAGCTTACGTTCTAAAGCAACCTTACGCAAACAATCCTTTTTAATAATAGACATCATTTGAGCGTACTCATTTGGCTTTCTATTTGAATCTGTAGCGTTAATACCTTTTCCGTAAATCATATTAGCCACACCTGTTATAATAGCGTGGTTAGTATTAGAATATAGGAATCTATCTATTAAGTATTGAAAGTAATTATTATCATTACCATACTCAACAAAATCCTTATTTTTAGATTCTATTATGTTTGGTGAATTATATGAACTTAAACTTAAAATGTGTACGTTATTCATAAATTATATATTCGTTATCAGAAGTTCTTTGTGTATAGTTATCTTTGTTTATACTAAATTCTTCAATTATTTGATTTGTGCAAAACACTTTATCTTTGTAAACTACATCAGTACCATTTAAAATAGTAAGAGTGTAGAATTTATTTTGTTTTATCGGGAATACCAAACTAGTAACTGCGTAATATTTATCAATTGAAAATACACATTCAATAGTTTCTTCTGTATTAGTTTCTTCATATCTTAAAACAATAGCATCAGCTTCTAAACCATCTATAGTGGCATACAAGTTTTGTGCTGCTTCTTGCTCTTTTAGAATTATCATTGTTTTTATTTTAAAAATAAATAATAACCTTATTTGTTAAAACAAAAAAAGGGTAACTATAAAGCTACCCTTAATTTATTTAGAAGTTCTAATTAAGAACCTACAACTACTGTAAATCCTGCAGCAGTTAAAGTATCACCGATAAAGTTAGCAGGTACTTGTTCCATTCCTGTTAAAGTTAAAGTATATCCACTTAAATCTCCCATTGCACCACCCGTAACGATAGTACCACCTGTAACATCCATACCGTGGTCTAAACCAGCTAAAAAGAAGTTTCCGTTGTTATCTTCAACAATAACCTGAGGGCGACCGTAAGCCATCAATTTCAATTCTTTGTGGTCTTTAACAGTTAATTTCTTAAATGTTAATTCCAATACTTGCTCAAAAAATGTAGTACCATTTTCACGTGAGCTGTTTATGTTTTGAGTAAAGGTAGAAGCACCTTTTAACTCGTATTTGTAAGCAGAAGGAGTTCCAGCTACAGCATCAATAACATCTGTGTTAGTAGCATCGTACGTAACACCTGTCATATCTCCGTAATTCACAAAGTAAACGTTTTTTAAACCACCTACTGAATCCTTACAAACTTCTAATCTTCCGAAAGTTAAATCACAAGCCATTTGTATATATTTTTAAAGTTAAAAAAAAGGGAAGGCATTTTACCTCCCCTTAGAAATTATTATGTTATGCTAATTATGCTGGAGTATAAAGAACGATTTCAGAACCGATTCCGTATTGTACACCTGCTGTAAATCTCATTACGATTCTTACATTTTGTGAACCATCCAAGTCAGC